GGCGGTATACGTAACACTGTTATTGCCTCTACTGAAGGTGCAATCTATGGTGCGGTGGATGATATCAACCGTCAGGTCATAGAGACATCTGTAACAGGTGAAGAGATTGATACTTTTAGAACACTAAAGGCGTCGGGTCTCAGTGCATTAACTGCTGGTACAATTGGCCTAACCGCCACCCCTGCTATCAATAAAGCACAGCAACTTCTAGGGGCTAAACCTAAGAAACGCAAGACTACTAAAGGTGCAGCGAAGACAGCAGATGATGCTACACCAGCCGATGAGGTCACTAAAGATATCAACGAGGCTGGCGAGAAGCTGGTAACTCGGGTTCAGCAGGAAGGTGCATCAGAGCCTAAGCTTGGTGTCACCTCAGCTATCTTAAAAATTCGTGAGGCTGTAGAGAAGACAACTAAAGATGGGTTTGTTGCTGTAGACCCTGAAACTGGCGTACAGAAGCGCAAGTTAATCAAAGACGCTACAGATATGCTAACAACTGTTTTGGGTAAGGTTACTCGGAACTCTGATGGTAGTGTGGACACAAACTCACTGAATCAGCAGATACTGGGTATGCAGCTCACTCAAGCTGAGTTTAATGCTTTAGGTATCTCTGTACAGCGTACCATGTCAGACCTTGTAGAAGAACTAGAGGACGTTGTACGTCGCCAACAGCGTGATATGTCAGAAGACGCTGCTGTTAAGTTGGGTGCAGAGCGAGAGGAACTAGAAGACCTATTTCGTAAACTTAATACACTCGATGAAGGATTTCGTTCTACGGCGGCAAGATCGCAGGGTGCAAGACAGGAAAACATATATCGCGGTGAGCTACTAAATCTACTTCCTGAAGATATAAAGGTAAAAGAGAATATCACACAGGCTGAAGCTGACCGTGAATGGGTAGCTCTGAGAGATAAGCAACGTGACATTTTATCTAAGGATACAGACATCAAACGTCTGAATGGTGAGATTGAACGTGCAATCAAAGCCAACCGCATAGAAAAAGCTGCAAAACTTACAGCGGAACGTCGTGAACTGTTGAAGCAGAAGATGGATGCACAGAACCCAGGGATAGGGTATAAGACGAGGGCATCATTCCGTCGCACCGTTGAAGGTGTGAATGAGTTTGTTATTGGTACTGTGTTCACCACCTCTACTATTGTTGTTAACACCCTACCTTCTCTTGTTAAGACTATTTACAAACCCTTCTTAAACTTTGTTGTAGAAGGTGATTATGCCAGCTCTGGTCTCAGAAAAATGACGGGAACATATGGAGCAATGTGGAAAATGCGTGAGGGGGCTGCAAAAGCCGCCATCGCTGCTTATAAATATGAACGTGGAATGCTAACTGGCGACTACAGTAGGTTCATTGAAAACCACAATGTTATCCCTCAGCGTTTCAAAGGACGTATCCCAGCAGGGTCAGTTATACGGTTTTTCCCTAATATTCTAAACATGACCGACGAGTTTTTCCAACAGCTCAATTATAGAGGTTATGTTGAGGGACAGGCTATTGCTAATGCTATCCTACACAACCAGAGCTTGAAGAGACCTAAGAAAGGTAAAGCCTTAAAAGAGTACATCCAAAAAGAAGTAGATAAGGTAATCCTTAATGCTTATGAAGCTATGGATGAGGTACAAATCAAGCAGAATCTTTTAGAACAAGCCGAAGCTCGGGGGATGAACCCCCAGCAAGCTAAGAAGTTTGTAGCTAAAGAATTCAAGAAGGATAAGGACAGACAGGCTAAGGGTAAGGAAAGCATCTTTAGAAATGCTAAGAACAAAGAAGGACGGTCATATACAGAAGACCTCCTGTTCAAACGTCAGTTTACTGGGGACGGTCTCGCATCACAGACAGCTCAGAAGTACGAGCAAGCTGTCCGTAACCATCCGTGGGTAAAGCTGCTTGGTCAGCTCTTCTTCCGTACACCTGTCCGTGTATTCGAAGAGGGTATTAGGATGACCCCTGGTGTACAGTTTCTTGCTCCTAAGTATATTTCAGACTTGCGTGGTGCAAATGGTACAGCTCGTCAGGTTCGTGCTCAGGGTGAAGCCTTGCTGTCATATGGTATCGCTGGATATGTTATGATGCAGTATGCTCAGGGCAACATTACTGGTGCTGGTACAGGTGACTATAAGCGTCGTAAGATGCAGGAAGACACTGACAGGCAACAGCCGTATACCATCCAGTTTGACGATGGTAGTACATTTAGCTTCAGAAACTACGATCCCTTTTCTACACCCATCAAGATTATGGTTAATGCTTTTGAAAGGTATGAAGAAGTAGAATACCGTCGTCGTCAGGGCGAGTATGTAGAAGACGAAATGGCATTGATCCGAGAGCGTTTATACGTTGGTGTAGGTTCACTGTTTAACGCAATTAAAGATGCAAATCTTATGGAAGGTCTCGATCAAGCCAGCGAGTTAATGCAGTCTTTTGGTAAGGAAGATGCTTGGTATAAAGATATTCTAAAGTTTATGGGTCAAAAGTCTCAGCTTGCATTCCCTAATATGATCTACAAGACCAAGAATGCATTCTTTGATGACGCTCCTACTCTAAAAAACCCTATAGGATTTCTACAGCACCTCGAGGCTCGTATGGACTTAGGGTTTACCCCCGTGTCTAACCAATACGACATCTTGGGCAACGCAAGACCAATAGAAGCCCCTACCAACAGTCTTCACGGTGTATTCATTACAGATGAAGAAGACCGTCGTAAGGGTAAGTCGGACAGAGACCTCTTTGTTCTTCGTAAGATGGAGCTGATTGCTATCGCAACAGATTCAGCTTTCGAGATACCAGCTCGAGTTCCTAATTTCTTTGGTAACAGAGACCTAAGAACAGAAGCATATCCTGGCGAAGATAAGACCTTATATGATCGATACGTCGAAATATATAGGGAAGCTAATGGTGGGATTACAAACATCCTATACCCAATCTTGTCTAACGGTGACCAGATGTATGGGACTGCAAGTCAGGATGGTGCAATTAGTCAGGTTGTCCGTAGTGTAATCGCAAAGCAACGACAGGTCGCTGCAATCCTTCTGCTAGAAGAATTAGCAAAGATGCCTGAATTCACAAATAGGAAAGTACGTCAGGGAGAAGCTAAGGCTGGTCTCCGTGATGACACAATATTCCCTAATGTAAGAAACTAAGGAAAAACATAATGGCAAACTCCATCTATGAAACTAACGGTGATGGAAGCACCACGGATTTTACTATTCCGTACAGCTATCTTGAAGCAGATGATATTACTGCATTCGTAGATGGTGTTTCCACTTCGTTTACTTTTACTTCAGACAACGTAATTACGTTTTCAACTGCACCAGCAAACGGGGTTGCAGTCCGTATACTCCGAAATACTGATGTAGATTCTCTCAATGTAACCTACTCAGATGGCGGTGCATTGACTGCTAAACAGTTGAATGACTCAAACACACAACTGCTTTTTGGGGTACAAGAAGCTATTGATACTGCTGATGAGGCTTTATCTCTTGATAACGATGGTAAGTTTGATGCTCAGGTATCAGGAACTAACAGAGTTATCAAAAATGTAGCAGACCCTGTAAACAACACGGACGCTGTAAACAAGCAGTTTATATCTACGAACTTACCTAATATTACAACTGTAGCGAATATTGCAGACGATGTTACAGATGTAGCTGGAGATGCAACAGATATTGGATTAGTTGCTGGTCAGATTAGCCCAACAAACAATATATCTACTGTTGCTGGAGTTGCTACAGAAATAGGTAACTTAGGTACAGCCCAAGCTGTTTCTGATATGAACGCACTTGCGCCAGCTTCTGTTCGTGCAGACATGGATACACTAGCTGACATATCTAGTGATATTACTACAGTAGCTGGTAAAGCACCTTTGATTACTGCTGACTTTGTATCAGACCTTAACACTGTTGCAGTCACTGATGTAATCAACGACATCAATACGCTGGCTACTTCTGATATTGTATCAGACCTGAATACACTTGCTACCACTGATATTGTGTCAGACTTAAATACGTTAGCAACGACAGACATAGTAAATGACATAAACACACTAGCAACGACTGATGTTATCAATGACCTAAACCTATTAGGTACTAGTGATTTTGTTTCTGACTTGAACACTATGGCTACAACACAGAATGTTTCCAATCTGAGTGATGTTGCTGGTGCGTTAACAAACATTAATGAAGTAGCTGGAAATATTGGGTCAATAAACTTGTTTGGAGAAAGATATAGAGTAGTTACAGGTGACCCTACAGAAAATAATGACGAAGGTGATTTAATTTACAATTCGACTGATAACCAACTAAAATATTTTAATGGTACAAGTTTTGTAAATGCAACCACAGCTTCAATAACTAATGGAACATTTGAACGTCAGACTTACACAGTAGGTACTGCGTCTGGTAGCTACGATGGCTCAACAACTGTGTTTCCAATTACATACGATGCTGGCTTTGTAGATGTTTACCTTAATGGTGTTAAGTTAGCTCCTGCCGACTTTACAGCAACAAACGGTACAACTGTAACATTAGGAACTGCTGCTGGCTCTGGCGATACTGTTGATATGGTAGCCTATGGAATATTTAACGTAGGTAACATCAGTGCTTCAAACTTAACATCTGGTACAATACCTGATGCACG